TGAAGCACCCTTAACAAGTCCTGCTATATCTACGAATGAAATAGTTGTATTAATAATTTTTTTTGATTTCGATATTGTAGCTAAGTTTTCTAATCTATACCCTTGCACGTACGCGATCGCGGGCTCGACCCCGATTGCCAGTTTAGTAGCCGATCCACCACTTCCAGATGTTAAGAAACCATTATTTCCTGCTTCATCATTTAAATGTTCTCTTACATCTAATGATAAAGGTGTAACGGTATAGTTACCAGATTCTTCGTGTGTTCGTCTAGCTAATCTTGTAGTTAATTCTGTATTAGCTGTTCTATCTTGTGTCTCTACTTGTACAACACCATTTTTAATTTTCATTAATATAATGTAATTACTATGTGTTGAGTTTGGAGATGTTAAAGATTCTTTAATTAATTCAGTACCAATTTGGTATCTGTGTGCGCCAGGAGCTGCAAAGTTAGGTGTGCCTTGCGCATTATCTACTAATGTGTTATCTGTTGAACTGTCTACTAATGACTCTGTGACTTTTAAACCTATAATATAATTAGGTGTGTTTGTATATTTGTCTAAAATTAAAGATTGTGATGCCACATAAGCCATTGTACCAGAAATAAAGTATACACCTTCTTCAATACTTACCCTCGATCCCTTTCCGGTCGCTGCCGAAGATGCGAGAGTTGCTGTTTTAGAACCATTTGTAATACTTTCGCCATTTGCAAATAGCTTAGTTGTTTTTCCAGTACCAGAACTTTTATATTTTATATAAAGTGTATCTGGGTCACCACCAGTAGCTGCAATTGCTGCGATAACGTCTGCTTGAACCCCATTGGTTCCACCGGTAATAGTTGTTCCTATGAAATCTGTTACCGCAGATGTTGAAGTTAATTTAACAAAATCTCTTTCTGTATCAATACTAACTTTACCACCAACAACTCTTGAACCATCATTGAAACTATATTGTCCGACTCTGTCTATTTGTGATTGTAACGCTGTTTGTAGTTGTGTTAACTCCCTAGCTTGTACTGCAAATCCAGGTCTAAACAAGATCCTATGATAATTTTTACTTTCGTCATAGTCATCATGATATGGTGCTATGGCATAGTTTTTAACTTTAGTTATTGGCATAATTTCTCTCTTTTAATTAGAATTCAATAATCAGTTTAATATCTTCTATTTGTGATGAAGATCTATTAATAGCCGCTCTGTTTTCTAGGAATAATAATTCTCCTGAATTCATTGTAACCTCTGGACCATATCCATTTGTAGCTTGACCGAACCAAGATGTTCCATTAGTTTGGTCTAATGCTGCGGATCCACCTGATGGATTTGTTCCTGTAATTGTATCTCCTTGCACAAAGTTTCCATACCCTGTTTTAGAATTCTGATAATAATATAATATCTTATTAGTGGTATCTATCTCTGCTAAATATGCTTTAGCACTTGAACTAGAACCATTTATAACTTGGTCAACTGCGAATCCTGTTAAAGATGCGCCTGACGCTAATACTAGAGACCTTCTTACTCTAGCTGTTGTTGATGTAAGTGTAGCATTACTTCCAAAAGCTTTTGGTTTCTTAATTAAAGAAATTTGTCTAAAATCATTTCCAACAGTTAAGTCACCAGATTCTGAACCTGATAATTGTGTATTAACTGCTACAAAGAAAGCTCCAAGTTCGCTAATTGGATCTGTACCATGTCCACCTGGAGGAGCTATAATTGCTTGTGCTGCAGCGCCTGTTCCGTCTCCAGATATAACTACATCTGCAACTGTATAACCATCTCCTTTATTTGCTTCAGAAGAAATAGTTAATCCTGTAACCTTTCCTCCAGCTACTGTAACTGAAGCTTGACAACCAGTACCGTCTCCAGTAATAGTTGCTGTTGCTGATGTATATCCTGAACCTTGATTTGTTACATTAAATCTTTCAATACCAGCTACTGCTGTTAAAGATGTGTTTCCTGAATTCATTTGAGCTGTTTGGTTAGCGTAGTTAACATCTGTATCTGCTAATCTTCCAAATGTAAGTGTAGCGCCATCTGATATAGATTGTGCACTTGATAAAGTAATTACAAGTTTGTTAGCTGAAATTGCTGTAACCGTTGGAGCAGAAGATGCGCCAGTTCCATCAACTCTTTGTCCTATTTTAATAAATTCATTATTCTGTCCAGCGTCTATTGTGACACTTGTTGAACTAGAAACTGCGCCATTAACTGTTGCAGTGACTGGAACGAACTGTGATGTCACTGGCATATAAGATGTTGTTAGGAATTTTTCTGCGTCAGTCACTGTGACTGTGTACATATATTTCCAAGTATAACCATCTGATTCTGCAGTTGGATCAGTATTAATGTGTGTTGGTTCTTCTGTTGAATTAGTACCTGGTGAAATAATACACTTATAAACTTTAAACTCGGATGTGATTACATAAAACTTTTTGTCATATATTGCAGAATCGTCTGAGTCCCAAGCTACGTATGTCTGATTTGCAGACCATGTATACCTGTTTACAATGTGTGCTACATCACTTGATGCTATTTTTTTCATACCAATCATATTTTGGTATGCTTCGTGAAGATCGTCTATAGTATCTTCTGGGGTAAAAGGGGTTGCTGCATCTACTAGGTTTGATGTATTGGTTGACCAAGCATCCGATTTACCAATCCCTACATATACTGAGGATTCGGCAATATCTTCCTTAAAGTTTTCTGCATTAACCACTCTAAAAGGTGTTGTTATTATTGCTGCCATTTTTTATTCCTGATTAATAATTGTTTTCACGTTATATCTATTTATATCACTTTCAGATCTACTTTCTATGGTTTTATCCCCATAAAAACTGATAGGATACCCATCTCTAAATTTTTTAGTTGTATAATAGTTATCTTGTTTTCGATTAAAATAACTATTACCTGTTAATGTTCTAAACCCTGGAGAATGCGGATCAATATTTGCTACGTGATTTAGCATTATTATTGCAATCTCTTTTACCTCTTGGGCTCTAAGCTCTCCAGATGAAGCAGAGCTAATCCTAATTTTAGGATCAACTATATATCCATTACCAAATACATCCATTTGTACTGAAGTAATTTTTCCTGATGTATTATTTATATCACCATCTAATATAACAGTTCCTGTTGCTGTTACGTTAGTAGCTAATGGATTACCATCAGAATCTACTGAAGTTGGATCCTCAAATATAAGAGTAGGTTTAACAGTATATTCTTTATCAGCTAAATTACTTAAGAATATAGTTTTTACTTTACCCTTATCTGGATTAGCTGCTGGGCTTGCACTTGCTGTTGCATATCCAGATCCAGCTTGATCAACTGAAACTGCTACTACAATACCATTCTCATCGATTGTACAAGTTGCTGCTGCGCCTGAACCACCATCTCCTGATATAGTAATACTAGGTACGCCTGAATAACCAAATCCGCCATCTACTATATTTATACCGCCTATTGTACCATTATTATTAAGATTAACTGAAAATCTTGCGTTCCTATCTATTCGTGCAACAACGTTTGGCATAAATGTAGCGGCAAACATTTCTACTAATAATGGTAAATCTTCTATACCTATAACACCAGGTTGTTCTCCAGGCATTGATGATAATGTTTTTCTATTTGTTCTTGGATAAACATTTCTAATTCTAAATTGTTGTCCTGGGTTATTAGGATCTTGAACTTCACCATCACCTAAAACTGTACTACTTATTCTAGCGTTATCACCTAGAGCTGAACGTGTTAATTGTGTAAGAATTAAAATTTCTCCAAAGAATATAAATCCAGCTGGGTGTATAAGTCTATCAAATGCGTGTTTCCATTTACTTAAGTTTTGTCCTGTTTTAATATTATAAGAAAACTTTTGATAGAATAAAGAATCTTGTAGTTTAGTATTGTTGGATAAGAATCCTTTGTTATCTAAATATCTGTTTAGTCCTGCGTCCCATTTACCTTCTGAGGGTATTAATGTTTTATCCCATGGGAATTCTACTTCAGCTTCTTCATCAAATAATAATCTAAAGAATATCTCTATACTATCTGATGAACCTTTTAACTTATATAATTCAACAATATTTTTATATAATGTTCTTTTTTCTACACTTGTTAAATTTTTAGGAATTGCAGAAGCTATTTCTTTTTGCATAGCTGAAAGATATACTTCGTCATTATAATCTATATTCATAGCTTCTTCAATAGCGTTTAGAATATAACTTGGTCCTGGCCCAACATAATAAGTTATTGGTGTTGTTAGTGTTAAGTTTTGGTTTATATAAGTCGCATCCAAATTATCAATAGTTACAGTCTTACCTGTTACAACTGGTGAAGTTTTTAAACTTCCTGGAAGGTTATTACCATTAGAAATAACTGCACGACCGCCACCAGTGGCAGGTATAGGAATAACTGTAGTACCAAATTTAAGTTGCATTGCTGAATTTGTTTGAAAGAATTCATTGTTATCATCATTTGGATCTGAAACTCTAAATACTGCTTTACCTTTTCCTGCGTATGTTGCGGATGGTGCAACTAAATCTGTAAAAGTTTCCGTTGCTGTATAGATGAACTCATCCATATTCATAAACTTATAATATTCTTCTAATAAAGTTTTTATGTCTGGATCGCCATTAATATTTTTAGAACTTTCTAAAATAGCTGGTGGTATCAAAGAATCGATACGTATATCTTCTTTTGTTTTTCTCTTTAATGACCCTACACTTTCTATATAATTAGGGTTTGTTGAGTCTGAACCGTATTGTGGCATTATGTTCTAAGCCTTGATGTTGTTGTATAATCTATAGAACCTGAAGAACCAGCAGTTGCAATTAGATCTTCTTCTGCTGTTACTGTTAATCTGGTTCCAGATATTTCTAATATCTGATCTCTTTTTGGAGCAATATCCAATGAATTAGGTTGAACTGTTACACGAATTTGTGTAGCATCTGTTGGTGTAAAGTTATTTAATGTAACTGTTCCTGTTGATGGTGTAACTGTTCCACAATTTTCAATTGTTGTTACTTTGTTATCCCCAACTAATTTATAAGCAAATATTTGTCTGTCTGTAGAACCATCAATAGCTTTATCATTAAAGAAATTATCTACCCCAAATTGAGAGAAGGAAGTAGATTCTATAACACTTTGAGTAGCTCCGCCTGGTACAAAGAATTCTCCTGGGAATGTCAATGTAAAGTTATTTAATTGATTTGCTGTTGGTGTAATGTTTTGAAACATATAAGGTCTTACTGTTGAGTTAACAATAGCTGGATCTGCTTTGTCTATGTTTCTTAATACTTCTGAATGTCTAAATATTCCATCAAACTTATTTAATTGAAGTAATGAATAATCATCTAATGTATCTTTTACCACTGTTACTAAATCTGCTTGGGTTCTATCTGTTAGGTTTGGATTATATTTAAAGAATACATCTAATTCTAATTGAGAATAATTTGGATCAACTATTTCAGGAGTAATAGAAACTACGTTCTTACCTTTTAGAATCGTGTTTATTATTTCTGTTTTTTCTGCAGTTGTTAAATTTTCTGCGGTGTTTGGTCGAATAGCTATAAAGACTTTACCATAATCTGGAATTGTTTGGTCTTCACCTCCCCAAGTATTAATAGAAGCAATATTTGAAAAGTTGTTTTTTATAATCGCTCTATAATCGTCTGTTGTAACTGCTCTATTTTGTGATGAGAATGTAATAGGTGCGTTGTACCTAATAGATTCTAAATCTTCTTGATTTGATCCACCTGAAGCTACAATTTTTGTTGTAACTGTTTCACTCGATCCGGATAATACTGTATCTGTTAAACTAAATTCACCAACAGCACCTATTGATTTTCCTGCTCCGTTAGCATCTGGTCCAGATGTATGTACATAGTCTAGTGTAACTATATTATTATTTTGTGGTTTATTACCAACTACACCATCTCCAAAATATATTTCATAAAATCCTGCATTGTTTTCTTGTATGTGATATATCTTACTAGAAGCATCTACATTTAATAGTGTTTCAAATTTAGTGTAAATATCAAATTGACTAGATTCTTCGTTCGCCTGCACACGTACGCGAAGTGTGCTTATATCTACATTCTTGTGTGGTATTTGGTGTTTCTGTATTTTTATATCATTATCAACTCTATATTTTATAGAATTATAATTACCTTCTGCTAATTTAACATTTGTAAATGTATATGTTGTACCAGCTAAAACTGTATTAGAAGCCTCTGTTGTAACAAATGGAAAAGATAATCCTGTAACTGTAGATGAAAATCTTGTTCCCCTTTTTAATGTTAAAGCTGATGGTCTATTTAGTGCAGGAACGTCTGCAGCATTTATAACCACATCAACTTCAGCCTTTGGCGCTTGCTCGGAAGTAGGAACGTATCCCAACATCCGAGCTCTCGAAACCGCGTTTCCTCTTATCTGTGCAGAATCAAGGAAGGCTTCATTTAATGACAAATGAGCAGCCATGGCATTGTAATGGGTATTATAAGCTAGGACATCTAATATAACATTAAGTCCTGAACCATCGAAATCGTAGTCTGTAAAAACTGTTTGTTGTTTTAAGTAATTTTTTAGATTTGCTTTTATATCTTCAAAATCTAAATCCGTAATTTTTAAATCTGTAGCCATTTTATCTTAACCTTTTTAATACAACACCAACCTTTGAAGGAATACCAAAGGATCTTATAGTGTAGTTAACTGTTATTCTCCAAGCGTTTTTTTGTGAATCATCATTACATATTACACCGTTCACTATAATTCTTGGTTCATATATTCCTAATACATCTCTTACTGCTTCTTCTATTTCTAAAGCTGTAAAAGCATCTGCATGTTCGAAAAGTAATCCAACTAAATTAGCACCTTTATCTGGTTGAAAAGGTCTTTCATAAAAATTAGTTAATATTAAATTCTTAACCGAATTTTTTATAGCATCATCATCTTTTAAAGGAGTAAGATCTCCTCTGTATGGATGTATTGGTAAACTTAAATCTATATCCGCAAAAGATTTTTTTCTTCTAACTGTAGAAATCTGTACGCTTGCTGTTGTTGATTTATCTGAATAACTCATATATCTATTTATACTTATTCTGGTGGCGGATTGTAAGGAGTTATCGAAACAGTTTGATTACTTAATGGACTAACAGTTTCATTTGCGACTGCTGTAACACTAGCCGGCAAAGTTAATTGTTTAGGTAATCCAATTAGTTCACAAAACTTACAAAAATCTATGTTAAGTAATTCTGTTAATTGTGATAATCCTATCTTACTAAAAAATTCTGTAACTTTTCCCATCCACGTTTTTAATAAAAAGGTTTGCCATGAAGCTTCGAACTCTTTTAATTTTTGATTTATTCTAGCAACTTTAAATTCTGTGCTATCAATAATATCATTAAACTCACCACCTAATAATCCTGCTATATCAAACCCCTCTATCTTTATTTCTTTTAAGGATTCTACTTTTTCTAAATCCGATTTACCATCTGCAAGAGCTTCGTCAATCGAACCCTTAACATCTAAATTTAAAGGAGTAGGTAATCCAGGTAAAGATAAAGTTTCCCAAACTTCTTTTGTTGGGGAAGTTCCAATTAAAGCACCGAACCCGCCAAACATTAAATTATTCTGTGCCTTTGTTACCTCGTTCTTTATAAAATCTTGTATTTGTTTTTTCTTTAGTTCTTTTGATTCTAATCCAAAATCTCCATTAAATAATTTATACTCACTTGGTAATAAGTCATAGAATTTATCCACATCTTCTATTTCTGCTATTACTGTATTTAAATATTCTCTATCAGTTGCTATTTTTACTACATCAACCGATATTTCTAATCCTGGTATTGGAACAATAACACTTGGAACAACGGAACTTAATAACTCTAATATTTTTGCAGGAATATACATGTGATATTCTTCTATTAGTCTTTGAATCATTATCTCAAATTCTTTTTCAATAATAGATATTTCCTGAAACTTTGGATCGTATGGGCTAAATGTTTTTCTTATATCCTCTACTACTTCTTTTATCTTTTCCCCTTCTTCTTTTATTTCTTCTATTTCTGATAGGACCATTCTTTCAGCATTACTTGCTAATGTTCCAAATAGGTTAGATAAATTTGCGGGGGTTGGTAATAATACATTCGGACATTCCATTGGTGGAACTTCTGTTTTAGGTATATCTGTCATGGCAATATTACTTTTTTACCCAATGCAGGTGTAATTTTTATATCACCAAGCTGATCCATTTCAATTGTAGAACCTATTCGATGTTTTATTATAATTGAACCACCATCTTCATAACTTAATCTATGGCCATGAAACTCATATACTTTTTTATCACCAGAAGAACCAGTTCCATCGTCAGTAGATGGAAGAGATCCTATAATAATAGGGTCTTGTGCACTTGGTCCATCACGAAAGAATCCAACCACCCATGAACCATTTTCTAAGCTATGGTTAGCTGCCCTATCACTTGTTCCTCCTACAGTAGTTGGAAGCATAACGTGTGCAAATGGATATTGATTATCTGGTAAACCTTTTGGATGATACCCGTGACAATATACTCTTGCTTTATTTTTTGAATGGTAACTAATTATCTCACCGGTAAACCAATGAAATTCAGTTCCTAAAAATCCGTCTTTCCTCATAGTTGTTCTTCCACCTCAAAATTTATTCTACTAGAATCTTTTAACAAATTAACTGACATAATATAACCTTGACCTGAAAAAGAATGTGTAATAGCTGATACTAAATATTTTCCGCCAAGTAATGCATTGTCTAAATTTTCATCTTTTCCTTGCGCATCTTTTCCTTGATCTTTAAACATTTTTAATTCTATAACTGCGCCAGGTGATAAGTGCGGATCACCAAACAATTGAATTGTCATAGATGTATCACTTAAATTTTCATAAGAAGCAACTGTTTGTGGAAGGAATGTAGCAAGATTTTGATGATAGTCTGAATCTCTATTAATAAAATAGTTTCTAGAGCTTAAATATTCTTCATCGTTTAGTCTAGTAAATCCTCCACCAAGCGATTCAGTCATTGTAAAAGGTTTAAAATCATTTAATTTTGTAGGATTCGAATACGTATATTTATATACCTCATGTTTTTTATTATCAATAGAAACTTCTTCTGCTGTTGCAGCATAAACACCATTTCTTGCTTTTTGCATTTTATCAGAATAACTGTTTATAGTAAACCCTTGTATTTTTTTTCTTTGTAAATCGTAAAACTCTTTATCTTCTGGTGTTTGTGTTAATCCAAAAGGCTTATTATCATACTTTGAATATACACCTTCCGCTACCATTTGTCTATAACTTTTTAATGTATATCCTGGAAACCCCTGTAGTGTTTGATATAAGAAAATAGGTGTAAGGGTATCATTTGCATTTCTTAAAATCCAATTGATTGCATCAAACGGTCTTAGCTTAGGGTATATTCCTGATAGTTTATTTGAAGATACTAAATCTGGGTTTATTTCGGCTTCAGGTATAATTGAAGTAACAAAACTAGGTGCCTGGGTTAGAAATGACGATGTGGCCATTGTTCCACCTAATGATGATTTAATAATACCTTCTACTATATCAACTGCGGTTCCTTTAAAGTGGGCATTTAATTTAAATAAAGCATTTTTAAAATGTTCTTTTGTTACTAACGTTAGTTTAAATGATTGTGCTCCAATTGATCCTTTTGTAAGTCCTAACACTTCTGAAATGTATAGGTTTAATTTAATTTCTTTTTTTTCTTCTACTAAATTTTGTTCTACGATTATTCTTACTTTTTCGCCACCTTGTATTCTATAATTTTCAATCATGTTGGTAGCATCCACCATAACTACCTCACCCATAATACTTGGTTGGGTTATTGATTCTGCAAGTGAAAATGATTGAACGGCATTTGTTATATCAGCCGATGGACCTCCATCCATACCCTCTTCAACAATTTGCATTGCTTCACTAACCATAGTTCCAATATTTTCTTCTTCGTCAGCTTCTTTTTCTCTGAATTTGACATTGTGTGGGAACAATCTAAATTGTTTTATTGTATAAGCGTTTGGGTGAACGTGTTTTCCGCCTGCCCCTATATTATAAGATGCTTCCATAATTATTTAACCAATGATCTAAATGCTTCATCAAACTCCACAATCATATTTGGATCTATAACTCTTATCTTAGACCTTTGTTCATTTAGATCAAATACATATTGTCTATTACTAACATATTGAGGAGCTGCTACAGAACCTTCTTGTAACTGTAATGCCAAAGTAGCATTATCTGGAACAGAAAAGAAATTAGCATTACTTACGTGAGCTTCTATTCCATTTGTAAGACTTTTATCTGGTTTTTCAACAAGATCGTCTTTACCATCTCCTGTTTCATAGTAGTGATGTGGAGCATCTGCATATTTCCAAGCTTTAAAACATTGTACAGTATCTAATGTAATATTACCTTGTTCATCTACTCTATTACCTGATATATTTTCTAAAGTATTATTATCTCCAGCTCCTAAAAAATTTCCTGTTACGTTTTGAACTATTAATTGATTTAAATATATATCCTTTCGCACGAGCGTGCCTTCCGCGCCCGAGGTCGCCCCTGTAATTTTTTGTCCTACTGTAAACCTTCCTGCTAAACTATTTTTAAATTCTGTAACACCATCATCTGTATTTGTAACTAAATCTGGTCTTGTTTCTAATGCAAATCCCTCATATTCTTTTGCAATATATTCATTTAGGTCTAACATAGACATTGGCCATGTACCAATTCCATCGTGTAATGAATCATTTATAATAAAGAATGTCCAATAAAACTCCGATGTTCCATATAAACGTTGTGATAATATATCTGGTCTATCCCCATCAGGAATAGTAATATATTGATATGTTGAGAATTCATCTACAAAATTTTGTAAAGGTCTTACTTGTCTAAATATATCTATTACATTATTAATAATTCCATCACGGTTAAAGTCATATTTAATTTTAGGAAATTTATTAAAATACATTATCTTCCACCTTGCGGATTAAATCCACCACTTCCGCCGCCTTTAGGTGGTTGTTTAGTTCCATTAAACATACTAGTTATTCCTTTCCTTGGTCTTCCTTCTAAATATTTTGCATCGTTATCACCTTCTTCATATAGAGTATTACGAGTTTGCATTGAAGCTTCTGCAAAGGTTAAAGATAAATCTAATTCAATTGGTTGTCCTTTTTCGTGGTAAGCGTTTGATGAACTGTTATATGTGGCAGACATACTTTGTAGATATGATAATTTTAAGAATGGAAGATATTCATTTTCTACTAATTGGAAATTACCTTCATCGGTTATTTGTGTTCTTAAAAATTGAATCATAAAGTATGGTGGATATTCTAAAACAAATCCATCGACTGCTTCTTTTGGATATAGGTATTTTCTAAATGTATTTTCTATACTGCGAATCATTTCTGATTCATCTTCTGTTTCAGCAACCATTTTATATTGGAAAGTAAATCCCCTCATGGTTGGTCCTTGATATGTAATATTACTAAATGGACTTAGTATTTTTCCTTGTTTAGCTTGTAAAGCTTTACCTATTGTTCCCATTTGTCCTACTAAGGCAGATCCAATATCAAGTCCTTCTTCTGTAACAGTTTTTACTACATTACTACCAATCCCTTTTGCAAAATCTAAAACGTCAAAGTTTGAACCAGTTGCATTATTAATAGCTCCTACTGTTTCAGTTGCCATATCAACAGCTTCTAAAGATGCTCTTCCCTTTACTCCAAAAGCATCACCATTATATTGTGCTGTATCAGCTAAAGAAAATCCTGGGGCTTGATAAAGATATATAGACCCTGGTACGTTATCTAAATCGGATCTTTTTCTTATAGAGAATCTAACAACTTCTCTTCCGTCTTCTCTTAAATTATCTGGCCAATGTAAAATCTTGTTCTTTGTTTCTACAAAATTATCTGCGGTTCGATAAACCTGAGCATTAGAAGCTTCTTGTGCTACAAATTGGTCAGCCTTTTCTTTTGTCTTTTCAAGACCAAGTTGGGTCATGTTCTTAATGTTTGTTGCTATTGGATTAGCCATACTTTTTTCCGTTATAAATAGAATAGAATTAATTTTCTTATAAGAGTATTTATATGAGTTACAAAGGTAGATTTAAAATTACAAAGCCCGAAAAATATATCGGCGATTATAACAATGTGGTATACAGATCACTTTGGGAAAGACAATGTTTTAAGTGGTGTGAAAGCAATCCAAACGTTAAAGCATGGAATTCTGAAGAGGTTGTTGTGCCGTATGTTTCACGTACAGATAAAAGAATGCACAGATATTTCATAGATTTATTTGTCGAAATGACTAATGGTGAAATACTATTAGTTGAAATTAAACCCAAAAAAGAGACTAAACCCCCGAAAGAACCTAAAAGAAAAACAAAAAGATATATTAATGAGGTCATGACATACATTAAAAACCAGGATAAATGGGAATCAGCTGACCAATTTGCAAAGCATAAAGGTTGGAAGTTTCAGGTATGGACTGAGGAAACTTTAAAGAATTTAGGGATCAAACTACTCAAGACAGGTTCATAAATAGATATATGGCAAGTTTATTTGACACATTACAAGCAGGCGCATACCGTAATCAAATCGTTCCTAGATCTAAACAATCTATGAATTGGTTTAGAAAAAAGGTTGATGAGTTAGGAAATGTATCACGTACAAAGGTATTAAACGATCCTGTTCTAAAAAGGAAACAGAATCCAGATGTAGGTGATATGGTTATGTATGTTTACGATCCAAAGTTTAAAAAGACTTTACCGTATTACGATACATTCCCACTAACTATAATGGTACAACCAGCTCCAGGAGGATTCCATGGACTGAATTTACATTATCTTTCACCTGTAGTTAGAGCAAATTTTCTTGACGAATTAATGGGTTTAGCTCCAAAAAAGATGACAGAAACAACTAGAATAAGAGCTTTAAAGTATGACTTACTAAAGAAAGCTACAAAGTTTAAGGAGTTTAAACCTTGTTTTAAACATTATTTAACTAAACATGTAAAGGGAAATATGGCTAGAGTGCCAATGACAGAATGGGAAATAGCTATCTTTTTACCAATAGATAACTTTAAAAAGGTTTCCAGAGATACAGTTTGGAGATATAGTAGGAATATGTACTAATGCCAAATAGACTAGATACAATAAAATCACAGATTGCAAAACATGGTGGAATAGCACCAAACAATAGATTTAATGTAATCTTTACACCCCCAACAGTATCTTTACTAAATCTAAATCCTACTAACCTATTAGGTAATATAATTAATAATAGTTTTAGTTGGAAATCACTTATTAGTGATCCGAGAGATATTAGTATTCTATGTAAGAACGCATCTTTCCCATCAAGAAGTTTAAACACTGCAGAATATCAAGCACAAAGAGAAAGTAAAAAATATATTACAGGAAAATCAGATGGTGATATAAATATGGTTTTCTATATTACAAATGATATGTACATGAAGACTATGTTTGATTCCTGGATGAATCATATATTCAATACAAGAGATTACCGAGCAAATTATAAAAGAGGTGACGGTGGATATTGTACAGATGTTAGAATTCAACAAGTAAATAAACAAGGACAACCTGTATATGGAGTAAAATTAGTTAACGCTTATCCAACACAGGTTGGAGAAATGAGTTTAGATAATACCGCGACAGACGGTATTCACGAAATAACCGTTGGATGGTCTTATGATTATTATGAACCAGAAAACGCTTTAACCTCTTCCATTGGTGCTATTGGTGACACCCTTGGAGGATTATTCACATAATGGAGATATAAATTATGGCTTTACCAAAACTTGACTTACCTAGACATAAGACGGCTTTACCGTCAGATGGAAGGGAAATAATAATGAGACCTTATACGGTCAAAGAAGAAAAATTGTTATTGTTAGCTTTAGAATCACAAGACGCTGAACAAATAACAATGGCAATATCATCACTAATTGATGCATGTATTGAAACAGAATTAGACATGTCTGAATTAGCTGGATATGATGTAGAAAAACTATTCTTAGAATTAAGAGGTATTTCAGTAGGAGAAAAGATTACATTAAATGCTAAATGCGTACATTGTGAAGATTCCCACACTGAGGTTTCTCTTGATGTTAAAGATGTAGAAATTTCTGATTGGAATCCAGATGATAAAATAATTAAACTAAGTGATTCAGTAGGCATCACAATGATGCATCCTACTACAAAGACACTGATGAAAATGTCCGGAGAACACGGAATTGAGACAGTAGAAGGTATTATGGAATTAATTATTGCGTGTGTACAAAATATATTTGATGATGAAAATGTATTTAAAGCAACAGATGATAATCAAGATGAAATTAAAGAATTCATCGAAGGCTTATCTACAGAACAATTTAAAAAAGTTGGAAACTTTTTCAATAGTATGCCAATGTTAAAATATGATTTAGAATTTGTCTGTAGTAATGAAAAATGTAAAAAAGAAAACAAAATAGAACTAAGAGGTCTACAAAGTTTTTTTACGTAAGCCTTTCGCACGATAATTTAATTAATCATTATCAGACTAATTTTGCTTTAATGCAACATCATGGATATAGTTTGACTGAACTTGAAAATATGATGCCGTGGGAGCGGGAGGTTTATCTTACAATGTTAAAACAATGGATAGATGACCAGAATAGTAAACAAAACAAATTAGGATAGGAAAATGGCAGAAAATACAGACAACAGTAGAAACGAAGTCGAAATAGATTTAGACAAGTATATGTCTTTAATCGATAAGCTTGATAAAGCTGAAGACACTATTGTCGAAATGCAAGAAGAAGCCAGAAAAGCTAAAGCTCAATTAGCACCACCTAAAAGAAAAATGATTGACTTATTCTTAGATGATAACGATATTAATGAAAAATCTATTATAGGATTTATATCATTCTTCTTGATGACTGTATTTGGTATTACAGACTTAGTCACTGCATTAGCATGGGACATAGATTTAAAAGTATCAGAAACAATCTACACATCGTTTGTAGTAGTCACATTAGGTGCATTTGGAATTAGCGAAGCTGGTAAAGCATTCGGCGGAAAATAAAAGGAACAGTAAATGGCTGACGACGATATAAAAAAAGACGCAGATCTGCAGAGGGATAAGCCGAACATGGATAACGGCGAAGTTCCAAGTAGTGATGTTGAAATACTTTTACAAATAAAAGAAACACTTTCTGCACAAACAAATATGCTGGAAGGCGATATATCGTCAGAACTAACTGGGGTTAAAAGTATACTACAAGGCATTTTAGAAGTTAATCGTGAAATGCTTAATACAACAGTTGAATCACTTAGACTTGATAAAGATGAAGAACAAGATCGTTCAATTGAGGATCTTAAAAGAGCAGAAAGAGAAGAAGAATTATTAAAGATCTTTCAAAGTATAAAGGATTCAGTTAATACTTCTGCAGAAGCAGCCGAAGGTAAAAGAAATCTTGGAATTGCTGGTTTCTTTGGGATAGGATATTTATTAAGATCTATACCAGCAGCCGCTTTAGGTCTAGGTGCACTGTTTGCTAGTATTGGTATAGGTATCGGATTAGGTGCAGCAGGTTTATTACTTGGTGCAAAAGCCGTAGAATTTACTGGTTCGAAAATAGGTGATTTAGATACAGAGGGAATAATTAAAGCTGGTGAGGCAATAGGCACAATTGCTACAAGTCTGGACATTGATGCAATTAAAGCATTAGGTGCAGTCTTTGCAGGTTCTGTAGTTTTAGCTCTATCGCCAGGCGGTGGATTTAAAATTACAAGAGCGGTGGGAGTGGCAGCCGGTATGGCTGGTATTGGATTTGGTATTGGTCTGT